CTTCAGCTTTTGCCTTGGCGACCTTTGCACCTGTCTCAGCTTTGGTCTTTTCGACCTTGCCCTCTAGCCAAGTACCCGCTAGTTGTGTAATTGGACCTATCAGCAAGTTTAGCATTTCCACCTCTTTCGAGCCTGTCTCAAGCGGCTGTTCGGGTCTTTTGCTGCTTTGGGAAATTTCTTCATCTGACCTGCAGAACGGGCACAAAACGACTTGCGCCGCTTTGCTGCCTTGCTACCCGGTTTTACTTTGCCGGTGACTGCAGTCTTGAGTTTAGAACCCGGATTCTTTTTACGATATTCTTTTACACCCTTTGCCGTCATGCCCGCACCCGACTTGGTAGGGCGATAGTTCGCACCCTTACCAGACGTAGAACGCTTAATTGGTGTCTCCTTTTTGCGTGGCATAATGGGTTTACCCCCGGCAGGGTTAGCTGCTTATATCATGAAGTTAAAAAGGTGTCAAGGGGGCAAGTTGCCCTGCCCCCGAGATTATTTAGGCGAAGGTTGCTGCAGTCGCAGGGTCAGCAGATACCGGAGTCATCACTGCCACAACTTTAACAACACCTGTAAATGCGTCCGTAGCACCGTTTGTCATAACGATGTGGTCATTAGCATTGTACAGGAATCCACCTGCAGTACCAGCGGCAGGAGCAACACCAGCACCAGAACCGTCGTAGGCAGCTACGTAACGGTTAGGGTCTGTGTCGTCACCCAAGTCGAGGTCACCTGCACCAGCAGTAAGAACTTCCAAGTAGGCGTTCAGTACAACTGTGTCTGCAGGAACGTGCATCACGTCAATAGATTCTGATGTACCAAGATTGGTAGATGAGAAATCTAGCTTGACGACAGCAACGTGTGCGCCACCACCAGCAGGGATGTTAGCGTCTTGAGCCGTAACGGCTGAAGATTGATAAGTAGCCATAATATATTCTCCCTATTCTAGTCGAGGCTAACAACGCCGCGAACCATTGCTTCAGGACGCAAAACTTTGCGACCGAAGACATGCAATCCACGAACGATGTCAGAGAAGGTTTCAGTTGAACGTACAACTTCGGTCTTCGCAATGTGCGAAGCAGTTGCAGTTGCGGACATGTGACCGCCAAGAATGACGTTCTCAGTACCGTCTGTAGCCAGACCTGACAATGTTACTTGGTCAGTGCCGCCGTTAGAAACGAGGGCAGTTGACTTGTAGCACTGGAAGCCAGCAATGTTGCCCAACGACACAAGACCGTTACGCAGAGGTGAAGTCGCATCGCCAGTAACCTGTACTTCTGCGAACTTTGAACCTGCTGAGAACAGATGCTTGTAGAAAGCCGGGGGAGCAACGAACCAGCGGTTCTCTTCTGGAACTGATTGGTCGTCTAGGGCTTGAGCCATAACCAACATGGTGTTGACTGCTGTGTCGCCGGGGCTACTTGCGCCGCCGATGTCCAGAGCCGTACCTAGTGTACCGATGCTGCCAATCTGAGCAACGGATGCACCTGATTCACCTGTCAGGCCAGCGTTGGTTGCCATAGCGTCGAGGACATTAGCGTCGTACTTACGCTTCAGCGAGTATGCACCCGAAGAAGTGGCAAGTGCCTCGAAGTTGACATGTGACTGACGCTCTTCGATGTCGTCAATCTTGAATGCAAAAGCATTCGCTTGGTCGACAATCATAGTTGTCTGGTCGTCGGCCAAATCTTGTGGGTTAACCACTGAGCCACGAGAGTAGCTTGATACAGTGATTGTTGGTTCCTTGATAATACGAACCGTGTCGCCATAGTTCTCAATTTCGCCAGCGTAGTCAGTGTTGGTAATATCTTCCGCAACCGAAGCACGACGAAAGAACTTGAGAACCTTTTGGCTGAAAATTTCCGGTGTAAAGTTACCGGAAGGCAGGTTGTTGTAACCTGATGCGCTATCAAAAGCCATTGGTTTGTCCTTCCTCTATTTGAGGTTAAGAGTTAAAGTCGATTCGACCTTCTGAACGTGCCTCATCCAATTCAGCTTCTAGCTTTTCAAACTGGTGAGGTTTCATCTTGCCGATTTCAGAAGCTTTCCAAATCTTTTTACCACCTGTGGCCTCTGTCCGTACTTCCCGTGCAGGGGTCTTGGTAACTGCGTCGGCAGCAGATGATGATTTGGTCTTCTTCTTAGGAGTGCCGGTGTCGGCTTTGTAGAGGTCTACAACCCGTGCCGCCCATCTAGCATCTTTGTTGTTTTTGTAGATGCCGTCAGAGATAGATTCTGGCTGCTCCTGCAACCATGAAAGAAACTTTTCGTCACTCTTGATTTCATTAAAGTCTGGATGGAGTCTGAGCAGTTCCTCTACGGCTTTCTGCTTTTCTAACTCTTGTTCCCGTTCCTTAATGGTTCCAAGTTCCTCGCGGAGTTTTGCAACCTGTGTTTCCGTCTGCATAGACGATACAGTTTGCACAACCTCAAACACATCAGGGTAACGCTCCTTGAACTCATCTAGTTCTTCTTGCGTCCGGGGAGCAACAACACCTTGCGGCATTTCCACAGCCCGTTCTGATACAGCCTTGCGAAGTGACTCTACTTCAGACTTGAATTCTCCTACTTTCTCGTCGTAGTGTCGTTTCAGGTCATCATAGCGTTTCTTGTAATCGTGTTCAGGCTCCTTGGCCTCTACGAAACTGTTGGCTTCTTGCGGAGTAGCCTCTTGTTCGGTGTCCGCTTGTTGTGCTTCTTCAGTTTCTTCCGTTCCGTCGTCTTCGTCTTGGTAGACTTCATCACGGTATTTTCCACGATATAACGATGCGTTATTTACTGTTCCGAACGAATCGTTTGCTTTAGTGGCACGGTGGCCTCTTGCTTTTGCCATTTTATTACCTCTCAATAGCGGGGCTACTTTGGCTTGTAGGTAGCCGCTTCGGTTGTGTCGGGGCCGCTGTTAACGGGTAGCCGACGAATTATCGCAAACCTTTTTTAACCTTTTCTGCGTACGCTTTACCTTCGCCGTACGATGCAAGGGCTGCGTCTAGGTTGTCATGGTCGCGTAATTTCTGTCGCAGAACTGCGTCTGCTACAATATCATAATACTGCTGGTGTACTTCAGTTGGAATAACTCCAATGCCATACCTTCCCAGCTTGCTTTTTAATCTTTTAGGTGTGGACGTTTTTTTACCGCCCCGATATATAGAGCCATATTTTTCGACGTTTACTTTGTCGTTGCCCTGTTGAATCAAGTCGTCAACGTACGCCTGTGTTTCTGGAGAAAGCTGCTTGTACTCCGAACTTCTATCTTTGAGGTCTTGCAAAGTTTTTGCAGTTATTTGCATGGGGCCAAAGGCTGACGAGGGAGCGTTCTTGCGCTTAATACCTGTAAAGATGTAGGGCTGGTCTTCAAAGCCTTTTATTTCCACGTTCTTGATTGCGTCTTTAATTTGACCAATCGTGTAGTCAAAAAAGGTGTCTTCATCACGACTAGGTATGGGACCAGCGTCAACGGTGGAGGGCTGCTGTACAAAACCCTCTGGTAACTGTGTCTGAGGTTGCTGTCGCAGTCCTAAGAGTAAACCCCCGGTGGCTGCGCCCACAATCTGTTGCCCGTTTTCCTGAATACGCTCTTCAACTTCAGCCTTACCGCGATTGTTGATTTTTTCTAGGCGGTCATATCCTATGATTTTGGCTAGGTGTGGTGCGACTTTTACTTCGCCGCTAGAAAGAGCCACGTCTATTAGTTTAGCACCATTTCCCTGTTTGTCAACTGTTATTCCACGACGAATGGCTTCTTTGTGTGCATCTACTAGCATCTTGCGGATGTCGTCACTACCTGCGAACTCAACAGCAGGGGCATTAATAACAAACGTGCCCTCTGGTACGGCGTCAGGTTGACTGTCTGCAACCGACTCTGCTTCCGACACCTGTTCTGGTGGGCGATTGATAAACCCACTACCTCCCTGTGCAACAGCACCACCGGGTGCGTAGCCGATGAGACCGCCATCTGCAAATCTGCGGTTTCCACCCGTAGAATCGGTTTGTCCACGAGAGCCACCACTATAGGCACCGCCGCCGCCGCCGCCAACCCTTCCGCGAGAACTGCTGCCGCTTTGTCCGCTGCCTTGCCTGTCGCTTTCTCTATTGTCCCTCTCAGATTCACGAACACCCGCCGCAAGTCCGGGGTCAACTTGACCCGCACCTGTTCCAACTTCGTATTCTTTTCCTCCTGTAGTGAAGGTAGGACCACCCCCGCCGTCTCCACTGGGCTGTGATGCCGCCTTACTATCCTTAATTGATTGAATCAACGAATTGAGGGCACCCTTGCCTTTTCTCGCTCCTGACAGAACAGAATCCACCTCGTCTTCAGTCAAGCCATGTTTTGCTGCTAGGGCAAGCTTGTGTCGTTCCAGTCCCATTGCAGCACTAACACCTGTGCGCGGGTCGTAGAATGTTCCATTGGCCCGGTAAAAACCGTCCATCATGTTATTAGATACAAAAGACCCACCGCTGTCTTCTACCTTGACACCCACACCCGGATTAGTAACGCTAAATCCTTTGGTCGGGTCGTATCCTTGACTGATTGCCTCTAGTGCCTTGAGCCGTTCGATGCCCATTCCACGGGTATTGCCTGTGTAGACTCCTGACCCCGCTTTGCGAGTTATTCCGAAGTTGCCAATTAGCATTCCGAATCCAGTGTCTACTCTAGTAAGGTCGATGTCTCCGGTTGCTGCTCCCGGCATAAGGTCTGACCGGTTTAGGTACGATGCTGTAACTGCTCTGTTATATGCCATGTCTCTGTACTGAATCGTGTGAACGATGTCAGCCATCATACCCATAGCCCCGGCGGGGCGAAAGCTGGCTTTGCCAAAGGCATTCTGAACAGTTTCTCCACCGATAAGCCCAGCAGCACCTGCTCCCAGCAATCCACCCGCTACGGGCAAAAGACCCTTCATCAAGTCTTGAGCCTGTTCCTGACTTATCTGACCCGTGTTTACCAGATTTTCAATGACACTTTTACTCTGGGCCGGAACTGCTTTAACGTCCTCTACACCTTCTTTAAAACTAGCCTGTGCCTGTGCTGCGAACTTAGGCATTTCTCCCTGAGTTATAGGGTCTAGGATGTTCTCAACAAAGGGTAGGCGACCTGTTGAGCCTGTTGACTTCAGGTAATCTGAATAGCTGTCAAAACTGGTTCCCCCACTCAGGCCACTAAACATAGTATCTGCAGTTTGAAACACGGGTTCGTTGGCGTACTGACCCCCTTCACCGAACACCTGCATACTCAAGATGTCAGGTCTGTCGCTATCGTCCCTGTCTGAACCCGCAGACGGGTCTGCTAAGTCTGTAATGTCATTTCCGGGGTCTACGTCAATGCCTGTGTCAGCCGCCAACGACGGCAACCCCAAGACTGTGTTGTAGAAATTGATATTGCTGTCAGCTTTATACTCCTCCAGCGTGAGTTCACGCGGGGGTGTGAAGAAGGGGATAGGCTCCTCCTCCATGCTGTCCAAGCCCAAATCA